ACGATCCGGTTTGTCCTTCTCTGAAATTGTGGATAAAAATATGTCGATTCTTTTGGGTAATATTGCACAATTAAAGGTCAAAGAAATATCAACATTCCTTAAAGCCGAGTTTGCGAAATGAGCTTAACAGTAACCCAGCGGCCTAGCACAACGATAAGCGGTAATACGTCACGGTGGAACGCTGCAAAGAATCCTATCGTTTACCGGATGGTTCGCAAAGACTTTGCTTGGTCTAACCTAACAAGCGTGTCCGGTTCGATTATCCAAATACTTATAACGGGCAACCTCACAACGCTTACAACAGCCCAAGGCGGGCCGGTAGTGGTAGGCTCTAAGATTTGGATAGTATCAGAATCTGGGGTCGGTGTTTACAATTCATTATACACCGTCACTTCCATCTCATTCTCAACAGGCACCACAACAATTCAGGCAGACGGGGGTTACACCGCTGGTGCGTCAACTGGTTATATCAATTTGATGCAGCGGACTAACTACCGGGTACAGGTTTCTATTATCAATTCAAATAATGCTTTAGTAGGCAATATTTCCTATTCACCCGATAAATCAGGCAATCTTGTTATAGATGTTTCAACGCCTTTACTAAATAGCATATCGGTAGATAACGTAGCGGATTACACGTCTTTATTTGTGGCAAATTATGATACTGGTGCCTATGTCAAGTTTCACATCAGATATACAGAGGTATGGACAAACTCAACGGAATCAGAAACAAACGACACTGCAAATCAATTCTTTGCTTTTTACGGAGCCAGACAGATAGGCGAGCTTTACGGGGGCAACCTTGCCGAATATGTTAATTATGAGAACGCTACCCCGTTGGCTTTAATCCTAACCAAGTTTACCCGGCCTAGTATTTGGCGCGGTTATCCTTTTTCTATTTCTACAATTACATCTGATAACGTAACTACAGTTTCAAATTTTGAAATGTATTATTATGATTTGCAAAATAACTTAATTAGTTCATCTATACCGACCAAGATAGTTAACGCTGGAGTTGTAGTAAGGTTTTCGCCAGCTAATTCACTCGCCATTCCATCTAACGCAGCCTATATAATTGTGAGATATGTTAGGGGTGGGGGTAGTCCAGACGCATTAAGTGAAATAAAGTACATTGATGTTAAAGATGCTTGTAGCAATCCTATCCTTTTATATTGGCGCAATTCATTAGGAGGTGACGCTTTCTGGATGTTTGACTTCAATCAAAACTATTCCTATCGCTACGACAACGGGCGTAAGGCAGAGCGTTACGTCTTGTTCGCATCTAATTTAACAGACAATGAATTTGACGCTATAAGCGAATTAAACACTTTGGGCGAAGTTTATGATGTAGCCTATACAGAGCTAACTACATCGGTCAACAAGTCACAGGCGCGTATTGGTTCGCAGGTTTATATGATGGATGCAACAGGAAAGAAAACGGGCGTTATTGTAATCCCTACCGAGGTAAGCACAAAAACAAGATTTAGCAAAAACAAAATACAGATAACCATCGAACTACCTGAAATCTACTAATATGAAAGAGATAATTTACATTTCGTTTTGGTTTAACTCTCATTGGTGCGCTGGAGTAGTCCAGATTAAAAACGATTCGCTTACCTATTGGCGTGGTGATCGGTATGTAAAGGAATCAATAGTTAAGTTAGACAAAATCAAAAGAGAGTTAATTGTAAAAACTAAATCTGGTATTGTTCTAATTAACGATCATTCCGTAAAGTATTTTGATAAAAACAGGCTAGTAAGATTCGCAAGGAAATCACATTTACTTTAAAATGGATGTAGTCTACATAGATGGCCAGATTATAGACCTCGACCCAAAAACCTCTATTGCATGGACGGTTCAACGGCTCGACATTGGCGATCTATCTAAAAACTACGCATCATTTTCAAACACAATAAAGGCAGTAGATACCGAAAGGAATAACAGAATATTCCAAAACGCCAAGTTAGTAAACTCGGACGGAACATTTCAATATACCTTCCAAGATTGCAAAGTAGTTCAAAAAGGGATTGAAACAATAAATGGCAAATGTCAGATAATTGGATTTGATGGAGAGAATTATTCAATAGTAATTTACGATTCTTTTATTTCGTTGCTTTCATTTATTGACGGCAAAGACCTTTCTAATATTGACTTCGGAAATGGCGATTGGTCTGCGGCTGGAATTGATATAGCCAGATTAAACACAAGCGGTTTTATTGCAGCCGTTATGAATTGGGGACGCTCATCAATTTATGAGGCAAACTATTTTCTACCATGCTATTTTTACAAAACGCTTATTGAAAAGATTTTACAGATTACAAGTTATTCTTTGAGTGCTTCTATCCTTTCAAGTACTGATTTTACCGACTTGGTTTGCACTCCTATAACCGCTTTCAAATACAAAGACGGATATAACAAAACAACAAAACCTACAGTTTCCACAGCTGATTTTGGGCTAAACGCTACGACAACAATCACAGTCCCTTTTGCGGTAGACCCGATTCCATACCGATTGAGGGCAAACATAAAAATGACGGTAGGTATTACAGTTAACTGGGTTTCAAGAAATGTTTTATCCACGTCTTACGTTCAATTTTATGTATATGGTTTTACGGCTGGCACATTTGTAACGAGTACCAATTATACTACAAATCAGTCAGCTACAATTGTATTCACGGCAAATGATGTCGATACCATTACTTCGCAAACTTTGGGAATTAAAATCGCTTTTGTTAAAGATGCTGGTTATCCTGACGTGGTAGACGTTCAAACAAACGATTTTAATAGTTCTATTGAGGTTATTGATATTTTACAAGTTGTTAGAACTGACGTTCAATGGAATAGACTAGCTAGCAAGACATCACTAAAAGACATACTAAAAGATTTCTTTGTAAGGTTTGGAATAGTCTACAAGATTGACGGCAACACTTTGACTTTAAAAACACTCGAAGAGATTTGCCTAGACACGGCCAGCGCGGTCGACTGGACTAGCAAAAGGGTTAACCGTAAAAAGTCAGCTATTGAGTTTAAAACAAACTACGCTCAAGCTAATTACTTCCTACACAATGACGATGCAAAGGATAAGTTTTTAGGCTCTGGAAGTCTGGCAATATCAAACACAACATTACAGTCGGCAAAGGATTTCTTTACGTCTGTATTTGCAAACGTAAAGCGATGGACTGGGACAGGTTACGAAGTAATGAGTTACCCTGCTTATGATTCAACAAGTACAGGGATAGATGATGTAAAAGAAGAACCACCATTAATGATCGGAACTCTCAAGGCAAGAACAACGGAGGCCGGAATTACTTTCAATGCTTCCGCTAGGACTGATTATAAACTTGCTTACCATGCGGATGCAAGCCAAACAAAAGACAGCTCTTTTAGATATTTCCTTTCTAAGTATTACACGTCTTTAACATTTGCTTTACAGAAAAATAAAATCTGCAAATACGAATACAACCTAAACGAAACAGACATTGCAAATTACGATCCGCATAAAATGATATTTGACAATGGGAGTTACTACCTGATAAACAAGATAGAAAATTTCAGAAGCGGCAAGATTACGAAGGTGGAACTTTTCAAGATACAGTAAACGATTAGAGGCGATGGCAAAAGAGGAGATACTTATTGATTTGAAAATAGACGCAGCACAAAGTGCAAAGACACTTGACGAGGTTGCAAAGTCAACGCGTGAACTCGAAAGAGCTAAAAGGCAATTAGACTTCACAACGGAAGAAGGGCGAAAGGGTATTTTGTTAGCAAACGAACAGCTAAATAAAAATAATGCCATTATAAAAGAAAATGCTACCGCGTTAAATAAGCAGCGAATGAATGTCGGTAATTACAAAAAGGACATTCAGGATGCCATACCGTCATTAGATAAATTCACAGGCGGAGCGGTAAGCGCAGGTCAAGGTATTTTAACCATGACAAAACAAGCCCTTACATTTATTGCTACTCCTATCGGGGCAATACTGGCAGCGGTAGCGGCTACTCTTGCACTTGTCACAGCGGCTTTAAAAAGAAGTGAGCCAGCTTTAGACTTCTTTGACGATGTGATAGGAAGCATTACCGAGGGAGCTAGATTTCTAGTTGATAACCTTGCGGCTATTGGTAGTGTATTAGGTAGTGTGTTTACCGGAAACATGGCGGAGGCAGCCCAAAAAACAGGAAGACTAGCAGAAGAATTTAAAAATGCTCAAAGGGAATCGCAAAGATTACGCGAAGAATTTAGGGAACTAGAAGACGAAGAGGCAAAGCTAATTGCAGCAACGGCAGGAACAGAGGCGCAAATAAAGGCCTTAATTATTCAGTCAAAGAATAGGACATTAACCGAAAAAGAAAGAATTGCTTTACTTAAACAAGCAGAAGAACTTGAAAGGACATCGACAGAGCAAAAGGTAGCGTTTGAGAATAGAAAGAGCGCGGCTACAATTCAGCAAATAGGAACGGAGCGCGATTTAAGACAGGCGCAAAATGAAACGATTGACGCCTACGTTCAAAGATTGATCGCATCTGAAAAGCTATCAGGCGAAGAAAAAAAGGCCGTAGCGGAAGCGTATGCAGCAAGGGTAAACGCATCGACAGCCACATTAGCACTTCAAGAAAAAATACAGAACGCACAGGACGCGGCATACGCAAAAGAAGAAGAGGCCGCAAAGGCATCTTCAGAAAGAAAAATAGCAATAGCAAAAGCCGAGGCAAACGCAAAGATCGCAATACTTTACGAAGAAAAAGGATTGAGGGACGCTTTGGCCGCTATTAACTTAGCGCAAGAACAGGCAGAACGGGAAAGAATACTACAGGCAAATACAGAGTTCAAAGAAGAGCAAGAGATAGATTCAGATGAAGTTACCGAGTATCTTATCCAAAATGAAGATCGATTAGCAGAGTTAAGAAAAAAAAATCAGGAAAAGGTAGCGCAGGATGCAAGGAATGCGCAGGTTACAGATCAGATGAAGTTAGCCAGTGCGTCTAATCTAACCGCTGGGCTTAGTCAATTATTAGGTAGGCAAAGCGCAGAAGGTAAGGCAGCCGCCATTGTTTCAATAGGTACGAATTCAGCCGCAGGTATTTCGGCAGCGGTTAAAGCAGGTGCAGGATTAACTTTCCCTGCTAACTTAGTGGCAATCGCTTCTGGTATTTCAGCAGTATTAGCTGGTATATTACAAGCTAAATCAGTTTTAGGATTTGCGAAAGGCGGCTTACTAAAAATGTTTAACAACGGAGGATTACTAAACGGGCCCAGTCACGCTAACGGTGGTATTCCTTTTTCGGTAGGTGGTAGGTTAGGGTTCGAGGCCGAGGGAGGCGAAGCGATTATAAACAAAAGATCAACGGCTTTATTCAGACCAATGTTATCGGCTATCAATAGAGCTGGGGGCGGGGTTGCTTTTGAGGACGGGGGCGTATTAGGCTTTCCAAGTTCAACAATATCAGGAACTACAAATTCATTCTTCGACCTTTCCAGACTTGAGCAAACTATCTCAAATCTAAAAGTACAAGTAGCAGTTACAGATATAAATGATGGCCAAAAAAACTACGCAGAAATAACCGACCGAGCGCAATTCTAAATGATAGAAACAATCAACGGTAGAAAGTTTGTTGACTTGGTGATAGTTCGCCAGGTGTTAGACACACGAGGCTTTATAGAGATGTTTGAGAATAACCTATCGAGGTGTAAGACATTCGTACAGGCTTATGAAGAAGTGGAGATCATCCACGAACAGGTAACGGGGCGGAGGAGGTATAGCGGTTACGATAGCTTTTCACACGTCAAGTATAGGTTAAAGTAGGGTGTGGGACTTGACCCCACACCGAACGGTTATGGCCGTTTGTATCTCATTAATCATTGATACTTAACTCTACTTTAATTTCTTTCATTGACCAGTGCATCAATCCTAGATTAACCAAAGGTTTGCATTTTTCCCAAAGCTCATTGCAAGCCTTTTTACTTAAATTATGAGCGTGTACGCCTGACTCATAAAGCCCATAAGTTAATTTTATCGTTGCCTTTTCGGTTGGGTAAAGTTCGCACGTTTTTGAGATTTTTGGAGTATAAAGAAATGTGCCCCCGTGTATTCTATGGTAATAGCAATAGCCAGATTTTACACCATCCTTAATAGTCCACTGCCTTAACCAATTTTGTTTTGTTGGGTGCTTTTCAAAGTGGCTTTCAACCCTTACTCCATTTTCAAACCAGAAAGTCATAACATTTTTTTAATCAAAGAGGCCGACCTAGCGCAGAGATCAGCCTCTTTCTATGTGATAGATTCATTACCATAGATCACCTTCATTGTGGTGTGCAGTGCAAATATACACAAATTGAACAATGTTCAATAAAAAGTTTTTAAGGCTAGGGTACTTTTACGCCCATGAAGGGAGAAATCGACATCGTTGGCGAGATCACTGAAAGCAGCTTTATAAAATTAGCCGCTGACTTAAACCCTTTGCGCGGTAAGGTTACTGAATTAACCGTAAACATCGACAGCCCCGGGGGTCTTGAAAAGATTTCCGATGACATGGCAAAGGAAATCAGAGACATGGCCGTTCCTATCACAACCGTTCAAACAGGAATCATCGCAAGCGCAGCCGTTAAACTTTTTCTTGAGGGACAAGTTAGGGAGCGCAATTCGGCTTACCCTTTCTTAATTCATAACACGCATATCGATCCTTCAAACATTGGAGTAAACATTGACGCTAACGTGGCGGTAAAACTTGCAAACGTTTTAACAGAAAGCCGGATGCAGTTAGCCACCTACTATTCCGAAAAGACGGGCGCAAACGTGGCATCAATACTTGGGGTAATGAACATGGACACGCCAATGAGCGCGGAAGATTCAATAAAACTAAACTTTGCGACCAAGATCACAAACGAAATACCAATCCTAGCAAAACTAAATATGAGTAAAATACAAGATTTCATTGAAAAAATTAAAGCCAATTTGACGCCAGCAGCCGCGCCCGTTGCCGCTCCGGTTGTAGCCGCTTATGAAGTAGGCAAGCCAGCACCAGATTTAAAAGAAGGTGAAAATCTACAGCCAGACGGATCAGTAGTTGTGGTTGAGGCCGGAGTAGTGAAAGAAATCAAACCAAAGGTAGAGATTGAAGATGTGCAGGCCGCTAAGTTATCAGCACTTGAGGCAAGCGTTACCGCAATTGCCGAACAAGTAGCAAATCTTTCCGGAATGGTTAAGGCAAAACTTGATTCTGAAAAAGAATTGAAAGCAAGTCTTGACGCTGAATTAGTGAACATTAAAAACCAAATCAAAGGAAAGCACACGCCAGCAACAAAAGGAATCAATGAGCCTGGCAAGTTAAGCCCCGCAGACGAGTATCGTAAAAGAAAATAAACATAGAGAAAAATGCCAAATCCAGTAATAACCACCAATTATGCCGGGATGACCACCGGAGAAGTACTACAGTTGCTAGTGCTTGGAAACGAAGCGTTTGAGAAAAACAGCTTCATGTTTCACGAAGACATTGACGATAAAGGGCTTGAGCTTTCAAGAATGGTTGTAGGATCGGACTTGATTCAGCCTTACGCGGCAATGCCGGCCAACCCTAACAACGCGATGACAATTAGCCCGCGCAGGATTGACCCTGTAGAGGTAATGTTGTACGATGAATTCAATCCAAAGGAGTTCCGCTCTTACTGGAAAGAATTTCAAAAAGAAGGGCCACTGGCTGACAAAGACCTCGATCCGGCAATTAAAAATGCCATCGTGGCAAACTACGCTTCACGCGTTAACAACCAGTTAGGTCGTTTGATCTGGTCAGGTGATACAACCACTACCGGAGCATTAAGATTCTTCAATGGTATCATCACAAAGGCAACAGCAGACGCTAACGTGCCAAAGGTAACCCCTGCTGGTAACTTAACAGCCGCTAACATCATCGCACAGTTGACGGCTACACACGCTCTTATCACTGACGCGTTGTTTGCAGATGCTGACGGTTCTTTACACATGAGTACCCGCGATTTCCGTTTTTATCAGGATGCCTTGATTGCAATATCAACAAAAGGGCCGACTCCTGATTCATTGAATTCGCCTGTAACGACCTTCAAAGGTATGCCTATAAAGCATTACAGCACTTTCCCTACTAACCGTATTTTGTTTGCAAAGGCTTCTAACAGCCAAAGCTCAAACTTGGTAGCTGGAATGAATGCTAACTCGGATGTTGATAACATCAAGATCGAAAGATACCGCCCTGAAGGTGACATCTATTTCATCAAAGCTAATTTTAGCTTAGATGTGAACTACGGTTTTGGTGAAGAATTAGTATTGTATAACCCTGCTTAATTTAAGAATATGCCAGTAACAACAAGATTTTCAAGTCAGAACGACAATAACTCATTTGGTGGTGAGGCGATCAGCTCTAACGGGGCTGCAATCGCCTACGCTGCAACACTTGAGATGCCACGTCCTCCAAGACGCGCACTAAAACACTTCGTACAATTTGCACAGCTCACAGGAGCGTTGACACTCAATGCAACAAACATCGTGACGCGTGGCGATTATGAAGAAGGTGACGAGGTTAACATTTGTGTGACGTGTGACGGAACAGCCCGCACGATCACATGGGGAACTTTGTTTCGCCCAGCGGTGGCCGCTACATGGGTAATCCCTATCAACGGAACAGGTTTGGCTAAGTGTATTTTCTTAGACGGCAAACTGCACGTCTATTCACAAACGATGTTAGTGACTTTATAATATGGCACTCTGCGATCAAATACAATTAGGAGCGGTATATGACTGCCAGAACCTACCAACACCGGGCAACTCGCCCTACTTGGTATTGGTGAACAAAGACGATTTGAACGCTGGGTCAATAACCTACAACGCGGCTGGAACTTTAATCACAAACGTAACGCTGGCAACAAACAAGCCAGCTTACTTGTTTGAAGGCTTCAAAGATTCGGTAAAGTGTAAATTTGACTTAGTTCAAACAGATACAGGCCCGATGTATAAGCACATGGTTGATCTCGTTATTTACGATGTTAGCCCGGTGCAACGTCAGAACCTTGAGCGTATGTGCAGGGGTTCTTTGGCTGCTTTTGTTGAGAGACGTAAAAAAGATTCAAATAGTTTTGAGCTTTGGGGAGCTGATGCAGGAATGTCGGTAGTTCCCGGAACTTTGTATTCATCAAATGAAAACGGAGGGGTGTTTAAAATAAGCCTTGCGTCTTTGGATGGTCAGGAAGAAACAAAAACACAGCAAACAGTTTTATCTACTGACTACTCGACTACAAGGGCGTTAATTCATGGATTAGCTTTTGGCCCTACAATTACGTCTTTGAACGTGACTGCAATAGCATCCGCAGGAGGTACAGCGGTAACCGTAACAGGCACAAACTTCTTCGGAGGTGCTGGAGTAAATCAGATCATAAGCGTGGTGTGGGTAAACCAAAACAGCGGGGCGAGAGTAACTCAAACTGGTTTGTCTGGTATCACCAACACGAACATTACAATTGCTTCTTCGGTAGCGGTAACGGCAGGTAACAGTCATAAACTAGAGGTGACGACAACAAAAGGCGTGGCGTTAACTATTGCTCTAGTGACTTCGTAAGGAATAGGGGTTTAGGTTTTCATAAAAGTTGGAAGAGGGGCGGGGTTTAAATATGAGCCTTGCCCCTTTTTTTTAAAAATTCAAATTAAAAAAATATGGCACAAGTAAAATTGAAAGACGAAACGGAGCGTATAACCTTTCAGGGTCGCGCGGCTGACATTACAAAAGAGTCTCTAACCTGGGAGCGGTACGAGTGGGTAAAAGCAAATCACCCGGCACTTGTTGTAAGATTCGAGGTAACTGAAGAAAAAGAAGTTGCTAAACCGAAAAGCAAAGAGTAATGGCAAAGAAACCTCAACAAACGGAGGTTGAAAAAGTAGAGACTGGCAACGAGTTGCTAGCCAAAACTTTAAAGCCTAAGTATAAAACTGTTTCCGTTCCCAATGGGGAAGGATTTAAGCAGATACCAAAAGAAGATTTTACCGATGTTGATGCCTATGCGATTCTTGAATTCTGGGACACGCTGGAAAACTTCGACAAAGAAAAAGCTATCAAATCCATTTTTGAATGATCATTAAAGGCCGGGAAGTATTGGTTAAGCGATTGCCGCAGGGTCTTCGCTATGTTGACAACGTACAATCGTTCGACACGGATAACCTATACCCTCAACGAGCCTTAGAGACAATGTACCGGAGCTATACGCTTTCCGGGATCATTCCGAAAAAAGCGGGCTTCCTTAATGGTGAAGGATTTGAACAGCCAGAACTAAACGATCTAATTGTTTGCGGTGAGGGGCTTGACGCTATCACAGGCCGCGAGCTTTTAGACCATTCCGCTCTTTCAAAGTCATGGAGCCGTGGGGTAGCGTGGCATATCAACTACAATCTAAACTATACCATTGCTTCAATCAAGCCTATTCCTTTTGAATATTGCAGGCTAGGAATCGCAGACAATGACGGGAATGTTGAAAGGATTGCCTATTCAACAAACTGGGAGCGCGACTATAATAAGGAGCAAAAGCCTAGGGAAATAGTTTTCTACGACAAGTTTGACCCAAATCCCGAACATTTGGCGGAAGAGTTTGCCGAGTACGGGGTTGATGGTTACAAAGGCCAGATCATGTACTGGACACCGGATAAAAACAAATATCCTTTGTGTTCTTTTGATTCAGTTTTTGAGATCGCCCAGACGCAAGCTGAAATCATGCTATACGCGTTGAACCAAACCGCTAACGGGTTTACAGCTGGTCATATTTTTGTTTACCCCGGAACTTTCCAAAACGATAGCGAGCGAACAGATTACAAAAAAAGATTACAAGCTCACAAGGGCGGAAACGGTGCGGGGTCAATTATGGTCATCGAGGCTGGAACTAAGGACATCAAAGTAGGTGACCTACTGGCAAAGACTGATCTTCAAAACAATGACAAGATGTTTGAATTTACATTGAACTGGATTGAAAAATCCATCCTTCAATGTTATGGAATGCCTATTGAGATTGTCGGTAAACAGCCAGATACTGGGATGTTCAACCGTCAACAAATCGAGGACGCATACACCTATTACAACGCGGTTACCCGTGACGAGCGCGTTGAGTTAAGCCGTATATTCAAAAAGGTATTTCAGTTTTGGAATACTCCTATCAATTCAGATTTTACTATCAAGCCGCAGGTTTACGATGTATCGGGGGCGTTGCCGGCCGCGCAACCAGTAACGGCTGCTAATGCAACACTCACTAATATGACTGGAAGGCAAAACCAGAATTATAAGCGAATGTTGAGGGAGTACGAAAACGGAACGGTAAACTGGAAAACTGCTAAACTAAATTTACAATCCGCTTTCGGATTTAGCGATGACGAAATATTGACTTTATTGGGAGACGATCCCGAGCAACCAAATGCCTAACATAATCACTATACAAGATATAAAAGAGGTTCGGCCATTGGCGCAGCTAGACCCGCAAAGGGTTGACCCGTACATAACCGAGGCTCAAGAGAATGATTTACGTCCGATACTTGGCGATGCTTTGTTTTATGACTTCATCACAAACATCGAGACTACTAAGTATCGTGAATTGTTGAACGGCAAAACATACACAAAGGACGGATATAGTATTTTCTTTCCGGGCCTTAAACCAATGCTTTGTTATTTTGCTTTGGCTAGGATTGTGCAAAACAACGCGGTAAATATTACGTCTTTCGGGATAACTCAAAAGAACATCGAAGGATCACAGCCAGTAGATCAAAGGTTGATCGGGGCATTAGTTACCGAGCTTAAAGACGTGGCTAACAGCTACCAAACAAGATTGATTGATTTTGTACAAGAGAATACAGCAACATACCCATTATTCAATGTTTCATCAGGTAAAGATGAAACCGAATTTGGACTAAACTTTTTTAGCGCGTAATGGAAAAGGCACC